TGCGAATGCATCTGGCCTTGGTAATATTGTACCTCTACTATTCCGACATGCTGCGCGGATGAAGTATGTGCAAGAGTATCCAGGGTTTGAGAGTTAGCCTACGGAGGTTAGCAGCACACAAATCTATCTTCATGGGGGCCTGAACACCTCCATCGTCGTACAACGTTCAAAGAACACACGTAAATCTCAAAAACGCTCTCGCAAGGGAGTCAGAACCATGCGTCCCAGGGGTAAGAAATCCAAGGGGTGGCTGGGCATCAACAACCCCTTCAACGGACAGCCCGTCCTTGGAGTGGGCTGGAGACAGCAGACTAAGGCACGCACCACGCGAATGCCGAAAACTGTTGCCATGCCGTCTACCATCGGCCTCCAGCTGCCCACAGCTACCTTCAATGTCGTCGGCCGACCACAGGCCAACGCTGATTTTGACACCACTCGGGGTCTGCGCATGTCCGGTTCTGGCCTTGCGAATTTTACTGTCACCAATGCTAGTCAGGGTGCCGGCGTTCCCATCTCATACGCTGGCCTCCTTGACTACGCGGACAACACGGTCTGGTACATCCCCGTGGTACCTGGTAACATCGATCCTCGCCTTTATCAGATTTGTAAGTGCTTTCAGTTCTATGCTTTCCGAAGCCTCACGTTAACGTACGTGCCCACCGTTGGCACTGATCGTCAGAACAACGTGGCTTTGGGAATTTCCCAAGATCCTGAAGAGTACTTGCAGATCCCCACCCCCACCCAGCAGCAAATTTTGGAGTTCAACACTTCAACTACCACACCTGCTTGGCAAACGACGACGCTCGAGTACAAACACCCAGGCACCAAGACCTGGTTTACCAACTACGGAGGTGCTGAGAGTGGGCCCGCCGCCCAATTCTTTCAGGCCCAGATCGCCGCAGCCTTCAACGCTCCCACAGTTGTTGGAGGTAACCGCACCACCGGCACTATCTTTGTCACATATGTCATCGACCTTTACGAGCCACAGCCTGTAGAGGACGTTTTCTCCGGCGCCGTTTTGAACCCTCCCGACGGGTACATCGGCCGCCGCCCACGCATTTGTGATGAGGAAGAGAAAGAGCTCTACGAACGCTTCTGTCAGAAGTTTCGCACGGAGCTTGCTCTCGATAGTGCCCCACAATCACCCCCGCTTCTTGAGCGCACAAAATCTTGCCACTTCGGTGAGATGTCAGACATTGAGGACCTCCCTTCTTGTCTCGACGCACGTGCTCATTAAGTGTTTCTTTGGCGGTTTATTTTAGAAAGTGAAACCGCCCACCGCGACAGCTCCGCGGCATATAAGATTAGAGTCGAGTTATGGGTCATCTGTAAACCCACTGCCTCGTGTCCTTCGACACGCTCGAGAAAGGCAAACCCGCGACAGGTCCCGCGGTTTATAAGATTAGGATTCGTAAGAGTTGCTTTGTGAGGCGGCTGTGATATGGAAAAAGGAAGTAAAGGACTCAGTTGAACACTGGGGCTGGTTGACAGGATGCATGTTTCTTGTTGATCGGCAGCGATTGCCGGAGCTTGCTTCTAAGGATGCCCCTGGGATCACTCGGACGCCGTATGCGTATCCGGGCCCTGGCTGGTAGGTGTATGAACACTGCCTGAGGCCGTTATTGCCTCGGGAGCCTACGGAGACTTTCGTGATCAAGTTTGTGGGACGTGAAAACCCCACTTTTAAAAACTTTGGTGCCCCCCGCGCCCCTAATATGACCATATCATGACATCGCTAGTAGAATCTCACATTGCACGGGGGATCCGCACCAGTTAAGCTCTCGCTGGGTGCGGCGCTTGTACCTTCGGAGGAGTTGAGCGTCATCAACTCACGACCATAAGGCTGACCCCTTTTCAAGATGGATAACAACCACAAGAAAAAGACTCCGCCTAAAAGCCACAAGACCGCGGGAGGCAATCTCCCCGGCAAACACGACAAATCCTCGAAGAGCAATTCTTCAGGTGGCGCCGAAGAGCTTCGCACTCACGGCGTCAAACACGACAAATCCGCTCAGAGCAATTCTGACGGTCGCCCCACGGTCGATCCGCACGGCGCAACATTCAAGGCTCCCTTCGTTGAAGCCTGCCCGACTAGCAACTGTCGGCGCGCGCACCAGCACGTTCAGAAAAAGGAAAAACCGTCCGGCTCTGGAGATGGCCCCCAACGACCACCTCTAACTGGCGCCGCCAAACGTGCCGCTGAAAAACTACCCCGCTTAGTAACCTTTTACAATTGTATGGAAATCGAAGACTGCGCAATCCCGCAGCATTTCCACACCAAGGAGGGAAAGGGCACCAATGCCCGCCCTCTTCTCGATTGGAAAGGGTTTCAGTGGGAAGACGCCAAGTCACTGGATGACGAGCGCGTGGTGGCGCAACCGCCCACCGAAGCTGCCGCCGCAAGCCCTGGCCCCTCAAAGGTTATTGTCCTCCCCGCGCTTTTAGCTAAGCACCCTGTTCTCAAGCAGGAGTTCGCGCGAGGGGAGATGATGATCTTTGAGCAGCGCCCGCAGGGTGACCACTACGCGCTCCCCAAGGCTCTCAAGGTGCACCAGCACCCTAGCCAACCACCATCACCTGAGCGCGATGCACCCTTCCCCCGCGAGGAGGAGATCAAGTATGCAGAACAGGCCTTAGCCCAGCACCCGGAATTTCCGGAGATTCCTGAACTGCAATTTGAGATCCAAGACGAGGAGGAGCCTATGCCGCCGCCTGCGTTTCACTACAACCCAAGAGCCCTCATTCCACTCGCTCCTGCGGCCCCGCCGATGTTCGACATCAACATACCGATTCCTAAGATTGAAACGTTCTCCTACGAGAGCTCAGCTTATGAGACACTCGTCTCTGAAGGCTACGAGCTCAACAGAACCTACGATTCGATGGAACAGGCCAACGAAGCCGCTGCCTACGCACTTAAACGCCTTAAAGTTGGCCATAAAGTGTATTTCATTTCTTCTATCCCTCCTGAGGAGCAAGAGCCTAAAGAAGGCGAAATGCTCGTATCGCTCTGGCGCGGCGCCTCCACATCTGGAGAAGCTGTACCGGACCTCAGTGACAGGATTAAGGATTGGATCTTTGGCAAGCGCGACGTCGTGCCTGAAAATTTCGCACACATCGACCACATCATGCTCCCAAACCACTTGTCCATCTGGAACAAAACCGCATCCCGCTTCGCCGTTGAGAGAACCAATCTCTTCGGGCTCATCAAGTGGGACCAGGTGCGTGAAGATACAGACTTGTGCCTCATGAGCATGTTTTTCGACCGCCACGAGTACGGATTCATCGACATCGAAGTCGCCACCACCGTCGCTCTCAACCAGAAACTGCAATCTCGTCTTCTGACCAACCAAGACGACGCGAAGGTTTTAGCGTCCTGCTATTCGCTTGTGTACAATCTGTCCGCCGATCTCTTCACCAAGAAAGATTGCCAGAATCTCGCTCTCATGCAGAACACTAAGCACTACCTCGCCAACCTCTGCGCCTTTATGGCCGCCTCTCAACACACATTCATGGCCGTGGACGCTCGGCCGGTAAACTTGAAGGCGGGCTTGAAACACACTGCACGTCGAAGATAAGGGTGAGTCGTCTTGTCACCACCGACTGCGTGGTAGACAAACCTTACCTGGACAATGGACGGTTTCAAGCTCGTCGTGGACGGCAGTTTATGACCCCCGAAGGTCGTTTACTCTTCCCACCATCTATAAACCCAAAAGTTGACGGTAGCTATCGCACCCGCTTTGGTCCCTTGGTGTCACACACCGGGGTTATCTATTCTAAGAGTGACCTTAACACATCAAAAGCTCTCACTCGACTCACATGCGCGCGTGAAAACCCAGCTACCAAGCTGCCGGACCTGGATTGGGATAACTTATTATCATCCCACCAGGCCGTATTTATTCGCGATCACGCCGCCCAATTCTCACACATTGCCAGTTTGTACGCGACTGACATTAGTGTTTTCGCTGGGACCTTTGAAGAGGCCCAGAACCACCACGCTGATCCGCACGATAAGCGTGAGTTGCGCGTACATTGCTGGCAGGAAATGCACGAAGACGGTCTTTTCTTTGACGATGTGTGGCTCACCATGCTCACTCTCAAAATGAAACCTAACGAGATTGCTAAGCCACTCAAGTACCCGAGGTGTATCGGGGACCTTGGTGTGGCCGCATCCCTCCAAGGGTTTGTGCTCACCTCACTACTGAAGCACGCGCAGGAGGATCATCCCATACATTACCTGGATGGCACTGCTGCCTTCATGGCCTCTCCGTCACCTGCCAAGCTCGAAAATGCATTTCGTGAGCTCATTGCCCCCACCAAACGCTGGTTCTTTTGCTACTTCTCTGATGACGCCTGTTTCTCCATCTGGTTAAACGGACGTGTTCACCGCTACAACGTAGATATCTCACAGTGCGACGCCTCGCACAGGGATGCCATCTTTGAGTTGTACGTGTCCATGTTCCCACCAGACATTCAGCGCGACGCTCGAAAGCTCACGGACCAGTGCAAGCTGCCTTTCCAAATGCGCAGCGACGACGGCAATTGCCAAGTTATCCTTGAACCCACCGGCCACGCACTTTACAGCGGGTCGACTATCACAACTGGAATCAACAACCTCGCCAACCAATGCATCGCCCTCTCATTCGCTGAGTCATCCTTCGACGGAACAGCTCAATGCTTGAAGGACGCTGCCCTCAGAGCGGGATACATGATCACAGTTGTTGACTGCACAGATGACTGGCACAAGCTCCAATTCCTCAAACACTCACCTGTTCTCGACACCGAGGGTGAACTCCGCGCGTTGCTCAACGTCGGAGTGATCCTTAGGCTTACGGGAACTTGTAACGGTGACCTCCCCGGTCGCGGCTCGATCATTGATCGTGCCCGCATCTTCCAGCATGCCTTGCTGGCGGGAGCTTCACCTCTGGCACGCTACCAACTCCTTGACAATATGCTCAAAGCCACCGGTCAACCAGTGGTCACACCTGCAGCAAAGAAGGTCGTCGACGGACTGATGCGCTATCGCATCGACTTCACAGGACACGAGAAACCATTTCGTGTTGACGATGAAGAAGTCTACGCACGATATGACCTCCTCCCGCACCAGGTTCACGAGCTCAATGAAGGATTAGGAAGCGCGGGCTTCGGCACAATCCACAGATCCGAAGCGTCAGACAAAATTCTCCTTGACGATTATGGCCTAGAACCAGGCCACCTCGTCTAAACTCGTACACCCGAGTTAGCGC